TATTTCGTATGAAAAATTTTCCTCGTTGTAAATATTTATACGTTCTTTGAGGTGACCAAGGGTGAAATTATCACATTGTAAATCATCTGCAATATCAAATAATCTCATTTTTTCTTTACCTTCAGTCTTTCTTAGACCACGACCAATGGACTGCAAGTTTCTGATTCTTGATTTAGAAGGACTTGCAAAAACTACATTATCAATTTTCTTTATGTTAACACCAGTAGAGAAGGTTCCGTATGACGCTAGTATGACACTATCTTCTGACTTTTCTACAACCTCTCTAACTGTTTCTCTGTCTTCCGTGTCTGTTCCACCATAGACATAGTGTAAGTCTTTAACTCTCCCTTCTAACATAGGATATAACACTTCACCATGTTTCTCTACGTATTGAAACAATACTAATGTATTACCTTTAAGACTTGCAACTAAATTTGTTATAAATTTGTTTCTACTATCACTCGATACCAAGTAATCCATTTCTTCTTGGTATGTCATTTTTTTCATTTTAGTATGACGAAGTATGACACAATCTATCTCTAAATTTGCAATGGTTCCTTCTTCCATGAGTTGGTATGACGATATTACTTTCTTGACTGGGCCGAACAGACCTTCTAGTTGTAATCTATGAACTTCTGACCCGTCTAATGTTCCAGTCGTTCCAAAACGAACACCAGTGTGTTTCATTTTTTCTAGAATACCTTTTAGTGTTTGTGCTTTGAAGAGGTGTGCTTCGTCTCCGATGACAATGTCGAAACTTTCCAAGACATTTTTAGGAGCCTTACTAAATGACTGCCAAGTGGTGATGGTGATGTCCGAATCAAATACAGGCTGACCCGAATAAATTTTACAAATCTTTTCATCATATCCATAGTCCTCAAAGTCTTTTGCCATTTGTTCTACTAACGAAGTTGTAGGAACTATGATAACTGTTTTTGCATTAGGTAGGGACATTTCACCCTCATACCACCTACATAACATATATATGATTAATGACTTTCCACTTGCAGTTGGTGAAAGTAATAATTGTCTTCCATATTGAACTGCAGTCTTGAATGCGTCTATCTGATAATCACGTGGTTGAAAAGGAAGTCCCAAGCCTGGGATTAGGTCGTCTCCATTAATAAAGAAATCTACGTCCTCGTCTGTAATCCTTTCTTTGGTTCCGATTACTTCTTCTATACCACCAAACTCAAAACCACGTTCTCTACAGAACTCGTCTACATATGGAAGTAAACCAATATAAATCTTTTTTGTTTTTAAAGAAAAGAGTCTAACTTTTCCGTCCCAAAATTTGTTTTTATAGGACGGCATGAATTTTGCATTCGGAACTGTAAAGGAAAAGAAATCATAGAGGTCTCGTGCAAGTCCATCGTCACAATGAACTTTCATAAAGACATCGTCAATCTTGGATACTCTGACCATTTTACTTATAAGGTAATCCCATTAACCACCCTACTAATGAATTCCTAGAACCACGTGTCACGGGTGTGACTTGGTGGTGAACGTCTGAAGGAAATAGAATAATAGAACCACGTGTCTTTGCACTAAATGGTGCTGTCTTAGTCATATCATCTAAACCAACTGTTCTCTGACCCAATTGAATTCTATCGAAAGTATGAGTCGGTTCTAACCATTGAAATAAACCACCCTCATAATCATCGGGGTCTGATAATTGAATAGTGCAACTTAATTTACGAATACTTCCGTCTGCATAACTTGAACGTGTTGGTGGGCCTGCATCAGTGTGCCAAGTATAAAAATCACCCTTAGGTAAATTTGGTTTTGCAGTATAATTTGTAAATTGAAAATTTTCCCAACTAGTAAACTCCCAATTCCAATGATTATCTCCAGTCGCATATTGAACTGCAGAATAAAGTTTTTTGTGAAACGCTTCACTCAAATCATTAACCATTAACCACTTAACTTGTGATTGTCTGATTTCATTATTTACTGCACCACTATCAGCTTCTTGTGCATCAGGGTCTCCTCCACCATCAAAACCAATCCTTCCTTCGTCCCAATCTTTTTTATTTGCAAGTGCAAGTATAGAATCTACTTCTGTAGGTGTGAAGAATGCTTCTGCAATCCAAACATGTTTATCGTGTATCATTATGAACCTGCCATGAATTTTCTCCAATCGATTGTATTCTTAATCGTTTGGTGTCTCCAAGTGATATTTTGCATACACTCTTTGAGGTAATCTATTGTGACTTTTAAGTATTCGATTTTTGCATTGAGTTCTTGAATATCTTTATCAGAATTATAGAAAATTTGTAAATCATTTTTCATAATCTTTAATCCGTCTAAAGGGTCGTCTGACCAACCCAACTCTTGAATTTGTTCTTGTGACATTTTTCCGTTATACCACAACCACTTGTTCTTTAGAAGTGTATCATATTTGAATTGATACTGTTTCATAACAAGAATCTTACTAGACAATAAGTCTTGATATTTTGCATGGAGTTTAGGAACTTCTAAAGACGATTTATCTAATTCGATATCGTCTATCTCACAATCCTTTTCCCACTCTTTCTTAATTTCATCTAAAGTCATAATATACTATTATACCATATTTATGGTAGTATTAATAGGTGTTTTAAGAGGTTGATTCGATATCGTAATATGTGAATCTGAACTCAACTGTTGCAACAACAGCGTCTGTTTCAGCACCACTTTGCAGTTCTATACCACTGAGGGATATAGGGAATGCATCGTGAAACCTAAAGAACTTATTAGGTATGTTTTTATTGGTATTAACCACTATAGTTATGTCGGAATACTGATTTAAATCGTTCTCAACGTCACTGAGGAGTCCTGTAGTGGTCTTTGTAGTCCCTACGTAAGACTCATATGCACTTGGGTCTGATACGGGAACAATTGCATTCATCCAGTCATACATTTCTTTAAAGTTTGCAAGGTCTTCGTCTACTAAGAATGATACACTTAGTGATTCGAATGACACTTTATCGCCTGGGAAAAATGCATCTAATCCTACACCAGCTGCACTTATTGTTTCTGTAAATGACAAGCCTGGGATATTAACTGATTGCACATAGTATTCCACTGTTGGAACTTTGTCAATTAGTAATCTAAAATTATTCTTATTAAGAATTGATTTGTTTATTTCAGTCAAGTTTTATAATCCTTTTAGACGTTGTGGTGTCTTGATAATCGTCACCACGATATTCTCTTTGAACTACCTCTTCACAAAGGTATCCGTCCTTAATGTATCGTGTAGATATTGTTCTACTGATAACGTCTGTCGTTTCTATACCATTTGGGAATGCACTTTTCTCCCAAGGGCCTTCTAACACTTTCACTGTTTTTGCATATTCTGACATAATTTATTCCTTCTAAAGGGGGTGAATAATTCCACCCCACAATACTATTTAGTTATTTCTCGTTGACAAACTCGTTTAATTGTCTTGCAGTTGAAATAACCTCCTCTACACTAACGAATTGGTCACCTAATGATTTTTTATCATTTGGGAACACTTCATTATGTCTATCGATTTTTTCATTCTCTCTATAGAGATTTCCTTCCAATAGACCTTGTGCTTGATTTAGTAAGTCGGCTCGGATTTCGAACCCTGATTTTCCATTTGACATAATTTCCTCCTTGTGTGTATGTGTGTTTACGTCCTTTTATTTAGGACATAAAAAAAGGGGACTTGAAGTCCCCTTTAGTTCGAAATTTAATTCGATTACAGAATGTTTGATACTGCAAATTTTCTGTAGTATTGGTTTGTTCCTGCTGAAGCAAGTCCGTCTGAAGGTGTTGAACCAACAAAAGGATTAGATACCATTCCGTATCTTGTTTTGAAACCAATTTTTGGTTGGAAAGTATTCTCACCAACTGCACGAACCATTTGTAATGGAACGTATGGGCAATAGAATAATCCAGCGTCATAAGGGTTTGAACCTCTATAACCTACAGTTAAGTAGTCTGCAGACGCATATGGGTCTATATAGACTTTAACTCTTCCGTTTAATACACCAGCAAAAGTATTACCAGTATCGTCAACGTTAAGGTTAGTTGAAAGAGCAGGTGCGTAATCTAATACACCAGCCATTGATAGTGCTGAAGCAACATCAGAAGAACAAAGAATAAAGTTTCCTTTTCCTCTTCTTGTTTCTTTAGCAATAACGTTTGATTCTCTTTCGATTTGGAACAATAATCCTTTGAACTTCTCTACAGACCATCTACCATTTGCATCAACGTCCAAGTTGAAAGTTCCTGCTGAAGCTGTAGCAGCTGCACCAGTTTTCGCTTGGTTGTTAACACTTCTTACAACTTCCCTGTTTATTTCAGCAAGGATTTCTGATGATAGAATGTTTGCAAGTTCTGATTCTGCATCAAGGCCGTGGATTGCTTTAAGGTCTTGAGCAAGTTCTAATGAGTATTCCGCTTTAAGTGCTCTTGATTTCGCTGTCACTGTAGCTTTCTCAATTGAGAATGCCATTTCAGCAAAATGGTTTCCAGCAGCGTCACCTAGTGACTCAGCTGAAGCAGTTGACATACCCTCTGAAGTTTGTGACGCGTATGAACCATTGAATGGGTCACCTGAGTGGTCACTACCTACTGATGTTGATGTTGTTTGAGCAGAAGCTGAGTAATCAGTTCTAGCTTCGTTATGAAGAGCTTCTGATTTGTTCAATCTGTCTGCGTCTACGTCATCATTATATCTTGCTTTCATAGCAAAGATAAGACCAGTTGGGCCTGTCATTGGTTGAACACCGCAAATGTCGTATGCAACGAGATTTGGCATAGCACGTCTTACTAATGAAATCAATATCGGATCCCAGTTAGAAATACCTGTGCCAGTGGAATTTAAAGGTGCTGCTTCTGCAAGAGTAGCTCTATCTTCGTTTAAAGCTTTCTCTTGGTTTTCAAGGATAACAGCTGTGACTGCACGTTTGTAGTTGTCTTCGATTTTTGGTAAATCGGAGTGCTCTAGAATCGGCTCCCACTTCTCCTGTAAGTTTTCTGATAAAAACATTTTTTATTCCTTTAAATTTAACCTAATGGTTTTAGTTTACTTAATGCCTCTGAGTATTGAGCAATTTGAGGGTCAAGAACAGGTTCTTTCTCTTCTGAGATTTCTCCAGTTCCTTCTTCTACTATTGTATCCTCAGAGATGGTTTCACCTTCTGCTGGGAAGTAAGCTTCTTTGATTTCGTTAACTTTATCACTAAAGTCTTCGATATCTTTAAAGTCTACACCATTAGCAAGTGATTCCATTTTCTCTTTTTGTGATTCAGTTAAGTCTTCGCAGGCTTCTCTAATCACATTACCTCTTTTGAGAGAGTCGTTCTCCTCAACAATTTCCATGTTTTTAGACACTTCACTGTCAAGTTTCTCTTCCATCTCATCGAGTCTATTTGCGAGTTCGTCAATAACATTATACTTATCTTCAGGGACATCAACATAGTGTTCTACGAACAATGTTTTTAATCCTTCGATAAAGTTTTCAGTCATTTCTGACCTCAAACCTCTCTCAATTGCGAGTTCGTTTTCTTTCGTCCACTCTTCTGCACAATATGTTAGATATTTGTCTACAGCTTCCGCAAGGTCACCTTTAACTTTATCTACTGAGGTTTTTAATTCTTCTGAATACTGAGTCTCAAGTTCTTCTTTGATTTCAGCAACTTTTGAAGTCACTGCAGCTTTGAAGATTGTTTTTGCTTTTTCTTGATTCTCTTCTGATAGTTCTAGTGCTTCTGAGATTGCAGATAGGTCGTCTTCTACTTCTATCTCCACTAATGAAGATTCAAGTTCAGCAGATTTTGATTCTTCGATGTCGTTATCGTCATCGTCATCATCATCGTCATCATCTTCTTCGTCTTCATACTTCTCACGAATCTTTGCAACTTCTTCAGCGTCAAGTTTCTTGAGTGTTTCAACAATTTTTCTAGCGACTTCTGCTTTTGTTAAACTTTCGTCAACTTCTTCTTCTTCTGATACTTCACCAAAAGTTTTTTGAAGTTCCTCTTTAGTCATTTCCTTCATGTTGTTGACGATAGCTTTGATGTTCTCCATTTTAGATGTTTCTGCAACATCTTTCTTAGATTCTTCTTCACCCTCGGAAACTTTCTTAATTTTTTCCATTTTTTCGGGTTTGTCTGCACCTTTCTTCTGAGCGTCACCTTCATTTGAAGGTGCTTTTTCAGCAGCTTTTACTGATGCAACAGCTTTGTCAACAGGATTTTCTTCAGGTTTGACGACATCACCTTTTCCGCTTTCGATTTTCTCAGCGTCAGATGACCCTTGTTTTACAGGCTTCTTGTCACCATCTTCAGCTTTAGCGTTAGGTTGTTGACCTTCCTCTATAGCTTCAACTGTTTCTTCAACAGTTTCTTGGTTTTTTTCTAACTCTGCCATGTTTTTCTCCTGTTTGAGTTTACTTTTTTATTTATATGTTAGAGGTTCTCAACAAACCTCTTCCATTGGTTTAATTTGACTTCTTCCAACTTAGAAGACTTAGCAGTCTTAATTTCAGTCTGCATTTCGTCTATTTGTCTTGCAGTTAATAGTCCGTTTTCATATACCCACTCTGTTCCTTCCATAATTCCGTTAACGAAAGCTTCAGGAGCAGACGGGTCTGCAACGATATCACCTGCTGTTGCAAGTTGAAAGTCATCTTTAACATATTGAGAACCACCTTTTTGTTCTAGTGAACCTAGACCTCTAGATGAAACTCCTAATTTAGCACCATCATCAATCAAATTTCTTACGATTTGACCATTGGGTGTGCTTAAAATTTTTGCACGTCCCACGTAATTATTTCCGTCTTCTTCTAACTTAGTAATTAAGTGTGACACTTTGTCAAGATTGATAGTCGGGCCGTCAGGGTGTCCTAACTCACCAAATGCTCTATCTTTCTCAACGAATTCTTTTACGTATCGTTTTACCTCCTTTTCCATTACTTCTTTAGGGTAAATACGACCATTTCTGTTCTTTATTTCAGACTGCATGAAGATACCTTCAATAAAGTATTCTTTTTGTCCTTTTTCGTTCTCCTCTACAATAATTGGAGAAACACTGTAGTCATTAAACTCTGATATTAATTTCATTGAAAATTTCCTCTATGTCTATATTCTCTTCTTCTGACATTTGTTTGATGACTTCTTTCATACCTTTCATTTCTTTCTCTGCAGATTTTAAATTCTTGTATGTTGCACCTCCGAAGTCTTGTCCATCTACGTATACATGAACCTTACCTCTGTATTCAGTGTAAGTGATATTAATCTTCTTACCACCAATCTTTACAACATCAGTTTTCAGGTCTTTATGACCACGTGGCAACTTAAATTTTGCCTCACGTAATTCGACCTGAATGTCTGCAAAGGATTTCATTACTCGGCTTCACCTGTTGGTTCTTCTTGAGTTTTATCCATCCAATCTACTTGCATTTCAACTCTTTTCATATCGATTGTTTCTGCAGCTTTCTGTTTGATTCCGTCAAAGACTTGGTCTTTTGCAGTATCTAACTTACCTGCTTCGATTGAGTTTACTATTTCTTTTGCTATTTCACTACTCATTTATTAAAATCCTCCGAAGTCATCTTCACTTCCTTCATCTGATTCAGACCCACCTTCATCGGTAATCTGTTTATCAATTAATTTAATGTCTTCTTCTGACTGTCTTAACACATATTTTCTTACCCATTCTTTTGAGTAATATTGTCCGACATAATCAGAAATATTTGAGAGAGTATCTAATCTCTCTCTCATGATTTCTGCATCTTTCAACTCTGTAAAGTGGTTGTCCGTTGCATAATCATATTGAATGAAGTCTTTGATTTTATCAAACTCTTCACCACTTACGATTTCCTTAAGAACTAGTTGAGTCTTAAGAATATCTGTAAAAACTCTTGCAAACTTCTTCTGAAGTCTGTTTGTGAACTTATTAAACTTAAGTTCGTCTCTAGAAATCTCTGAAGCACGACCCATATTGAATCCATTATCTGCTTCCATTCTAGACGCAGGAACATTTAATGACTGATATAATTTCTTCTTGAAGTATTCTATATCGTCTATATCTGCAAGGTTTTGTCCACCAGGCAGGGTAGTAATCTCTGTTCCTCTACCACCTTCTCTTCTAGGCAACCAAAAATCTTCTAACATACTCATATGTTTTCTATCATCTTTGATTTCACCTGTATCTGCATTGTAGACTAACTTGTTCTTGTATCGGTTCATAACGTCTGCAAGATACTGTTCTGCCTTTGCTTTTGGAAGGTTTCCTACGTCAATGTAGAAAATTCTTCTCTCGGGTGCTCTTGAAATCCTATAGATAACAAGTGCATCTTCCATCATTGATAACTGATTTGCAGTCTTCAATGCTTTATGCAAATATCCGATTACAACATTTTTAGTGTAATCTAACAAACCCGAAGTTGTGTATGTCACAGCTTCAGGTGCAATTTTGACTGTAGTCCCTTCTGTTGCAGTAGACTTGTCAAAACCTTTATCATTGAAAAGATAAAACTCTTCAATTTTCTTAATTCTGTCGACCTTTGTTTTAGGGTCTTTCTGTTTTTCTATGTTTCTGACCTTCTTAATCTTAATCGGGTCAACATTTCTTAGGTCTACAATACCTAATTTTGGTCGTGACGAATCAACGACCTTATGGAAGTAAATTCTTCCGTCTACATACCACTTTCTGAATAATTCATGAGAGTTCTGATTGAACTTCATTATAGATAAGATGTGATTAAACTCTTCTTGTATCTTAGTTTTGATACTGTCAGAGAGCTTTACATCTCTGAGGTCGAGTGATACTATCTTATCTGAAGTGTCAGAAGTGATACACTCATTAACTATATCTTCGATTGCCGAATCACACTCGGGAACCAAAGAGGTTTCGCGGTATCTTCGAATGAGTTCTGCCTCATTCTTGATACCACCTTCCATATCGACATACGACCCATAGGCTGCACCTGATATGAAACCACTTTGTTGTTCAATGACGGGGGTTCCGTCATCGTCAACGGGTGGCACAAAGGACTTTTGGTTCTTGTCCTCTGTTGCTCTTAATTCTTCCCTTTTACGGGATATTTCAAACCCAAATAATTCCATACTAATATTTATACTCCCTTTTTAGGGGGTATGTCACTTTGATTTAAAGGACTCTTTCCCAGTGAGAAAAAGTAAAGTCAACTGTAAATTCCTCTAGTGCATCAACTGTATCGTATGATAATTCGATTGCACCTATTGCTTTAGGGAACATGTTGAAAAACTCGTATCTCGCAAGGACTGAGTCATCTTTGTTAAGTTGTTCTACGAACGCTCTAGAAATAAGATAGTCTGTAGAGGTTGAACCTTCACCACTATCTAATGCTTGAATTTCTTCTTGCCATGCTTCTAGACCACTTCTAACTGAAAACTCAACATCGTTGATTACTGTAATCTGCCAATCTTCGAATGTTCTTTCTCCAGCAAGTTTAAGGTTATGTCCTCTGAAAGGAACAATAACTTCTCCTAAAGTTCCTGCTGGGATATTAGCAGCTTTGCACAAGAATTCAATTTTGTTTCCAGCTCTTGGAATGAAAACTTTAAATCTGTTGGCTCTTGGGCCTCCACCTATAAGTTGTGCTTTAAATTGGTCTATACTTGCCATTTAGTTCTCCTTAAACTGCACTGTAAATCTCTTCAAAGTCTACACCACTTCTGGCTGCGACAAAGTTGAGAGTTATAAAGTTAATACTTCTAGCAGGTTTCACAAAGATAGAACAAACGAATTCGTTTCTATCTATAACAGTATCAGTGTTGTTTGTTTCGTCACATAATACTGAGAAATCTACTAATCCACGTCTATTCTTAACATCTCTTAAGAAAGGTTCTACTGCAGCTCTAAATTGCGCTCTTGTGAATGCATCATTGAATTCAAAGAGTTGTGATTTAGCAGCAGTTGCGATTGCTTTTTCAAGAACAATGAATAACCTTCTGACATTGATTCTATCGAATGCTGAAGGTGATGATAAAGCTGTTTTATCACCGAATAATACTGTTCCTTGACCTGCGAATGTGCATACTGGGTTAATTCTTGCACGATATAAGTCATCTCTTGATGATTGTGAAGGATTAAATGCAAGTTTAGTAATACCTAAGTATTGACCTCTTGAGAAACCAGCAGGTGAGAACCATGGGTCTCTTAATAAGTCTGACCTTGCCATTATCCCTGATGTATGTCCGTTAGCAGGAACATAACAGTATTTGTCGTTGTATCTGTCGTATGAATATACCCAACCACTGTCTAACACTGCATATGAGGAAGAAGTGACTGAAGCAAAATCAGCAATAACATTTGAAGATTGTGTTGATTCACTTGAAACACCTACGACACTTGCACGTCTTGGTGAAGCAATAACCATACAATCTTTTCTGTTTTCTGCGATTTGAATGATATTATTTACGATAGAATTATGGTCTGCAAGAATATCTTGTGAATTTCCTGAACCATCATCTGTTCTTGTTGAACCTACGATTAAGAATGATACGTCTATTGTCTCTGCATCACCGAAATGGTCTGTATAAGCACCATGTTTCTGTCCAGCAGTTGGGATTCTTCCGTCAACACCACCACCTAGTGATACGTTGATTACTGCAGAAGGTCTTCCGAAAGCTGTTGTTGCAGATGTTAAATGTGTTCTTTCTTCGTTTGCACTAGTCAATAAGTCGGTTGAGTGACCTGACCAGTAAACGTATTCTGATTCTCTTGCAATTACATTTTTGTAGTAGTTAGATTGTCCTTGACTATCTTTACTATCTGAAGCAAGAGATACGAAACCATAAGTTTCTAAAATTGTGTTCTGAACTCCTGAGAACAGTCCGTCTTCGTCTGATATTACTACGTGAAGTTCATCATCTGAACCTCCAGCAGCTGTTGCTGTTCCTGACTTAGCAGGTGCTTTATCAAAAGAGTTATAAAACTCCCAATATCTATCTACGTTTGCACCTGAAGCTACAGTTGCAGTTAGACCTGTTCCAGCAGGTTGACCGATTGCTTCGACTACGATTGAAGTTCCATCGGGAATTGAAGTCACTCTATATTCTGTATTGTGACCTGCGAATTTAACGATATCTCTTACAAACATACCTGAAGAATCATTTACTGAGATAGTTGTTTGTCCAACTGATTCTTGTCCCGAAAGTGTAGTCACTGCATCGTTAAAATATGCATCTGATGACGCACATACTGAAACTTTTAGTGAATTACCTAATGAACCTGCGTATTTTGCAACCCAATTACCAACTGTTCCGTTCTGTGAACCATCTTGGTAAGTAGATACATACTCGTCATTATTCTTTAGTAATGCAGTTCCACTTGATGCGTTTGCATTGTTTAACCCAGTTGAGTTAATTCTTACGACTCTTAGTGAAGAACCATATTTAAGGAATGCTTCTGCTGAATAGAAGTCTTCTGCTCCAGCGTCAGTATTAGCTGGTTGATAGAAATTATCGACTAAACCCTTTGCATCTGAAACTGTTATAACTTCATCAACAGGGCCCCATTGGAATTGTCCAGCAAATGCACCTGTAGTAGATGAAACGGCTGGAACAACATTTGTCAGGTCTATCTCTTTTACCTGAACGCCTGGTGATACTTGAAATGCCATACTTTTACTCCTGTTGTATTAAAAGTTGTTTACTGTTTTATTTATAACTTTATAAAACTCAACAAACTATAATTTCAATGGAACGTCCATTGATTTGTGATACCATCTATCTCCCTCACTATCTACAAAGGATTCTTGTTGATTTCCTCCGTCAAAAACCCCTGGCGGTAGTAAGTCGTCTTCGATTAGTTTCTGTTGTTCTGAATACAACAAGTCTTTGACTGCTGTATCCGTTAAGTGAACAAAATATTCAGTTGTCACAAACCAACTGAATAACACTAAATTCATGACCATATCGTCATTATATCCTCTATCTGCTTCCCAACTATTACCTTTATGCACAAAAGTCATTAATTCCGTAATAGTATATCGGTCATTCAGAACAAGTCTATTTTCTTCTAATAATTCTTTCAGTGTAGAACAACCGATACGTTTAATCTTTCGGGACATAGTCACTCCTATGTCCTCCGCTTTTAACTGTCCTTGGACAAAAACATTCGGATATTCGATATCGTAGTGCAACTGATTTGCAACTGTTCCACCTTCTGCATTATTTTCTATAATTACGACTGGTTCATTGTAATGTCTTACATATTTATTTATAATATCAGGAAAGAGGAGAGGACTTATCATATTGTCCCTATATGTGCATACTTGTTTAAATGGACTTGTTGTCACGTCTATAATCGTGAATGTAGAGTAGTCCATACCCCTTCCCTTTGATACGTCTACAGTGCAAACGTATCTATGTCCTTCTTTTGGTTTCTCATATAGAAACAGATTATCTTTATTCCAATCGGGGTCTATTGCTCTCATACCAAGTAGTGTATTACTATTGACAAGTGTATTACCAGTTCCTAAGAATGAATTACCATACTCTTGTTCAAATTGTGCTTCTGAAGTGTTTGCAATGGTTTCTTTCTTCCATTCTTCGTCTCTGCCAGGCACGTCAAACCAGTTAATTAGAAATGATTTGTATTCTGATTGTTCATGAACTGCAGACTCATATATCTTATGGAACATATTACCCACACCATTTGCAGTAGAGGTAATAATAACCTTTGAGTCTTTACCTGAGGTCACCACGGGATATGTTGCAGTATAGAACGTTTCTGCATCGTCCACAAACGCAAACTCGTCAAGATACAATAAGTTGATTGACATACCACGAATCGAACTTGAAGAAGTTGCAGCTGCGACAACTTTACTATCATTACTAAATTCTATTGAACCTTTGTTTAGAATCTTAACACCAGGCTGTAAAAAGAATGGAACAGACTCTAACATGGTCACGATACGTGCAATCATTTCCCTTGCAATTGCACCTTTGTTAGCAAGAACTGCTACAGTGACTTCGGGTTTAAATAATAGAAACCACAATAGATATGCACAAGAAGTGATTGATTTACCACTCTGTCTACTTGCAAGAACGACACTAAATCGGTTTTCGTCATAGTGATTGATTAGATTTTCTTGGTATCCACGAAGGGTAAAGGGAACCATACCTTCGTCTAGTGATATGATTTGTGTATAATTTTCAATGAAGTGTGTAGGATTTTCAGAACACTTCAAGTATTCTGCCATTTCTTTATCGGTGTATTTTGTTTCTACACCAGCTCTCTTGATTAGATTATTACCAAGATATCCGTCATTCTTAGAATCAGTCATCTTTTTTCTTTTCTTTCTTCAAAAACTTTTGTAGTTCTGAAGTAGAACCAACGTATAGGTGATTTTCAACTTTACCTATTCTTTGTTCGTCTTCCTTTTCTAAATCTTTTAATTTCTTTTGAACGTCTATGAGTTTTTCTGCAGTATCGGCTACAGTCTTAATAAGTTGTCCTGCGACTTCATATGCACGTGGGTGTTCGGTTTCTTTGGAAAGTTCTAATATACCTTCGATTGCATCTTGACCACGTTCTACGAGGTTATAGAGGTTCTCTCTTGCATATTTGTAGTCTGTATCGATATTCTCTATCCTTGACGGGACTTTGACTACCTTGGTTTCTTTTTTGATTTCAGTGTTGATATCTAATAAAGAATCTAACTTTTCATCTACTGTTTCTTTTGTCATAATTAACTGTCATCGGTTTCACTGAATGATTCTTTAGAACCATCGTCATAAAATGTCACTGTTTCTGCAACTACGAAAGTATCACTTGGTTCTACTGAACCTACAAATTTAAGTTTAGTGTTCTCTCCTAGTGTCACAGCAGAACTTAAATCTATTGATAATCTATCACTTGCAATAGAGGAAACTGTTGGATTTGGTGTTAAATTCGTTCCAAAGACCTCATCTCCTACACTTATCTTACTATTTATTGCAGTTGCAAAAGGAACTGTTGCAGTGCTAGTCACTGCAGTAGAACTAGTTTCTGCAAAGGCAGGTTCATAATGTTTAACTTCTTTGACCAATCCACTCTCATTAATTTGTGAAGTTGTGAATTGACCTGAGATATCAGTATTGATATATTCTCTTTCGACAACGTTTTTGATAACTGTTCCAGTATAAACAGGGCCGAAGAAATAAATTTTCATAGTAAATTCAAGTGTATATTCTATTACACGTCTTTCTTCAAAACTTCCTTCGTATGTATCTTCCAAACCTACAGAATTTAATGTGATTGGAACGTCCCTAACGTCTGACATATCGTCAATCATTTTCATTGTGACTGTATATTCAGGTTGGAAATATGGTAAAATTTGTTCTACAATCTGTAATGCATCAGACATATTCTTTGCAAGAACACTTAGTGTAAAGTTTAGATTGTATGGTGCTGGGTTATATTGATACCCACGATTTACTCCGTCTGTTTCTAAACTTGATTTAGAATGACGTATTAATTTGTTCTGTTGTCTAGTTGCATCATACTCAAACCCCGTTAATTCGAATGCCATTCTTGGAAGGTTGATTGAGGTGACGTTTAAATCCCTTTCTTTTGCGTCTTCTGTAAGTCTTGCAAGGAACTTTTGTTTAGGGCCGTATGAAATGGGAACGAGTTGTTGTGATAAAACTGTTCCGTCTTCTTTAATCTTTTTACAATAGATATTATTGAACAGTGTTCCAAATATCGATACAGACCTTTTTATGGTTTCGTGATAAAAATGAGTTCCAAACATTAGGGTTCTCCAAACGGATTTGTTTCACTAAAGTCTAGATAATTATTATCCTTATCTTCGAAGTCTTTATTTTGTGCAACACTTCCTTCCATAGTCATTACGTCAACAATACTTGCAATCGTTCTTGTTGCACCCGAGGTTGCACCGACAAGTCTATCTCCTTGTGCAAGTGTTGTAGTGTTATCCTTAATAATGAGTTCTCTGTTTGAACCCCTGAAGTTTACAACCTCACCAACTACGACACTATTCAATGTGATATTTTCATTTGCAACATAACTTCCTGAATCACCTTCACCTTCTGTCATAGTCATAGAAATTGTGTATGCTCTATCTTGTTCAACCAAGTCTGCATCTGTTCCAGTATCGAAGTCTTCTCCACCATATTCGAACAATGAACAACGCATTTTGAATACAAATAGTTTTCCTAACTGGAAGAATGGATTTTGGTCTTCTACGAATCTAATTTCAAACATAGAACCTGAAAGTGGGAAGTAAATTAAATCCCCTTCATTTGGTCTAAGTGAAGTTGCAAGGTTTGAATCAAGTGATATAAATCTTTCCCATGTTCTCAATGATATCACAAAGGTTGCTTCTTCATTGATTTGAACACCAAATTTAGACATGAGGTCACCCTCACCCTCGAATCCACCGCCTGGATTTTCTAAATACATTTCTACAGAATATGCATCACCGAAACGTGATTGAACGTCTTCAGTTAGAATTGAGTCTTCTTCGATTATCTCCCTAGGAAGATAGAAGACATCATGACCATAGAATCTTAACGACTCAACAACTAAATCTTCGTAAAGGTGTTGTTCAGTGTTGACTGCATGGTTAAAAAATACATTTGTAGGCATTCAATTACCCCATCATATCCATGACTGGCATTTCGAAATTCAGTCGGGATTCTTCTTCTAATCTTGTTATCTCTTCTTGTGCTTCTGTTTTCATTTGAGCTCCGTCTAGTGTTATACCACCAGGCAACTCAACTCCTTGGAATTTAGAGAGGTTCTCCCCCCATTGATACTTCACTAATGCAGTTGAATACTTCTTTAACCACATATCATTGTATATATCAGTCATGTCTGTTGGGTCTAATTTTCTATAACATTCAATAATGATATACTCACCAGCACTTAATTTACTTGCACTGTAGTCCATGTAAAGTCTGTTAGAGTGCATATTGTATCTAATAGGTATCTGACCTACTAGGATATCGTTTAAAAGTGACAAGTGTGATTGAACTTGTGAATAGTATAAAACACTTGTTGAAGTCAAATCATACAAATCATTCAATCTTAACTGATACTGGATATCAAACATACTTGAAGTTTGACCTGAATTGAAAGGGAAAATATTGATTACACTTAACACGTGTTCGGGTAGTGTAATGTAGTTTTGACCCTCACCATAAGTTTGTCCTGAGATTGCTTGTGTTCCAGTTGTAGCTGCATTATGAGTTTCATTCGTTTTGAATGAATCAATCTCTTCTTGAGTGATTTGGTGTTTTAAATATGTCTTAATAGAACCATCATAATGATATTCTCTGAAATATTGCAGTGCTTCATCAATTCTATCATCAAACTGGTCATCGTCCACGTTGATTTCTAGAACGGGAGCTCCAAGTTTTCTTTTGATATACTCTTTTAAGGCTGCTTTTGAATTCGGTTCTGACATAGTAATAAATCCTGTTTATTACTATTTATAGTAATTTTAATCTTGGAAATAAGTTTTAGATTGGATTCTATCTAATTTTTCTGATAATCTTTCAATTGAATCCATAATTCTTTGGAAATCTGCTTCGATTTGTTCTCTAGTTGCGTAATCACGTGCAATTTCTTCACGTGTTTTGTTGACTAGTATATCAAGTCTTTTTTGTTCTGAAAGAATGTTTCTAACTAATAAACCTACGGGCATTAGTATGAATGTTAAGATAACATTCCATATGATATGAGCGTCTATTACAATTTCCATACGATTATTTATGAAATCGTAATGACTATGTAGAGAGTTTATGTATAAGTTTTCCGTTATCGTCTACTTCAAAACACAATTCATCAGGGTGATAATCTCTAGGATTCCCCCCTCTATCTTCTATTTTGTTTGTTAGATATGAAGTGTTCATATTAAATGATATACTATATCTATCTTTATCAGTAGGATTAGGTTCCACCATATGCATTAATGCACTTGGAAAAAGAAATAAGTGACCAGTTCTAGGTGCAAGATTCCAGTTTTGTCTATCTCTCGGTGAATGAGGAAAATCTGAAACTACTTTTGGGGTTGAATCAACTGCAACAAAGTTTCCTTCATCTCCGTCTGACTTAATATAAAATACACCACTATACCAACAACCATTATGTAAGTGCGGAGCATTCCATGCACCTTTATCATTTATGTTTGCCCATGAATTTGAAATGTTTAACTGAACTTGACTAGAACTATGTCCAGTATAATTAAGTAATTCTGTATTAAACTTATGATTGATAATTCTTAATAATTTAGTCAAGATAGGACTTGACTCACACCCGTCATTTGATTGCCAACCAGTGTATTGATTTGATATCTTTCTTCCAACTGGGTCTTTCTTTCTCATAGAATCGATTTCATTTTTAAGTAAATCAATATATTCTTGGTCTATTTGACCAGTCTCTAATAAGTTGTCTTCTATACAGACATGTGGAAACAATAACCTAATCATTATCTAAGTCTAACTCCAATTGTTTTTCATAACCCGACATTACGTCTGCAGCGTCTTCAACAGCACTATGCATAGGACATTCGGGTGGTGGACTTTCTTCTTTAAAATTTTTACCTTTTTGTGAGTGCATTTTACCCATTCTATAACCACCTAATGTGTCATTGTTCTCCCTAGACATCTGAGAAGTATCCTGTAGTCTAGAAAATTCGTCCATACTTTTATTACCTGAAGTATTAGTAATTCTACTTCTATTGTCTAACCAAGTTTGGTGTTCATATGTTATATAGGTTGCCTGCCATTCCTCTCTTTTAAATGGTATGACTTGACAAAGAGGTGTTCCTTTTGGTATAACGAAGGAATGATTTACACGTGGATAAAAGATAATTTGTGCATTATCGTAATTTGTATTAAAGGTATCTGTATCT